ACCGAGCTCACATGACAAAGATGGCCAAAATGTTAGGTCAAGAAATTGTCAAGTTCTTCGGTAAACCTACAGCAAAAGTAAAAGATTCACTTGCACATGATATGAAAACATCCACAAGTGGTGTAGAGAAAATCAAGAAGTTACAAGAATCTTTTGAAAACCAAACAAAGGAGTTATTACTTATGGGCGGAGCCTATGGACACATGAGTCATCCATTTGATGACAATAATCTTACATTTTCAGATTTGAAACAGATAGTTATTAATGGTATAGGAGGAAAGTTAGATAGAGAAGATGGAGTTACAGAGAAACTCGATGGACAGAATCTAATGGTGAGTTGGATTGATGGAAAGTTGAGAGCGGCTCGTAACAAAGGACATTTGAAAAACTTTGGAAAAACTTCACCTACCACAAGTGGAATAGCAACTATCTTCAAAGGTAGAGGAGAAATCAAGAAAGCCTTTGTAGGTGCTATGAAAGATTTAGAAAAAGCAATCGGTAGATTATCGGATAAACAAAAAGAAAAAGTTTTCGGTAATGGTAAACGATGGATGAATTTAGAGGTTATGTATCCAGCAACAGCAAATGTAATAGATTATGATGTGGCAGAGATAGTGTTTCATGGTACATTAGAGTATGATGAAAGTGGAAGACCCGTAGGTCAACCAAAAGATTCTGCTCGTATGTTGGCTGGTATGATTAAACAAGTGAATCAGAATGTACAAAAAACATTTAAGATTGGTAAACCGATTTTCTTGACCGTACCAAAAGTACAAGATTTTGGTAAGAAGAAAAATATGTATTTAGGAAAATTAAAAAAACTACAATCACAATATAGTTTGAGTGATAAAGATACATTAGGTGAGTATCACGAGGCGTATTGGAGAGAGTACATTTATAATGCAAGTAAACAATTCGGTGTAAAATTAAAACCAGCTCAGTTTGCTAAGTTGATTCGTAGATGGGCATACTTTGATAAGGGTTATAAGATACAAGAGATTAGAAAAGATTTTGGTGATAATCAAAAATTCTTAGATTGGATATTAAATACAGATAAGTTTGACCATAAGAAAATTTTTAAAGATAATATAAAACCATTTGAAGTATTGTTCTTCCAAGTAGGTGCTGAGATATTGAAAAACATAAGTGGATATATGGCAGTGAATCCGAAACGAACAATACAAAAAATGAGACAAGAAATGATTAGTGCAATGAAAGATTTGCAAAAACCAGATAATATAGAAAAACTTAAAAAGTTAAAATTACAAATACAAAAACTACAAAAGATTGGTGGTTTAGATGCAATAGTTCCAAGTGAGGGTATTGTGTTTAAATATAAAGGTAAGGTGTACAAATTCACAGGAGCTTTTGCACCAATCAATCAGATACTTGGTAGTTTGAAATTTGGATAGGAGTTACAATGGCTAATTATAGTAAAGAGATGGAGAGACAAAATAAGGCCTTAAAGGACTTACTCTCTGGTAAAGACCATGAAAAAGATTATGTTCAAGTAGGATACGAAGGCAAAAAAGAAAATCGTGGTGGGGAAACAAGAGAATCAGACTTAAGTAAAACAATGCAATCAATTAGGATGCCTTTGTTTTGTCCTAAGTGTAAAAAGGCAATGAAGAAAAAACTTGATGATAAGTTTTGGAGAATACAAGGACATTGTTTTGATTGTCAAATTGATTTTGAACATAAACTTAGAGTTAAAGGTGAGTACGAGGATTATGCTAAGAAAAAGGTGTTAGAAAATAAAAAATCATATTTAAAAGATTTATCACAAAGTATTGAAGAGTTTGAAAAACAAGGTGGAAAACAAACATGGTTGAACAATGTTGGGGTACAAACACCTGAACTTGAGAAAGAAGAATGGGCGATGGGTAAAGAGGAGTTTGAAAAGGTAGTTAGTGAAGCCAAAGATTACTTAAAAAATGCACAGGAGGCCATCGATGAGGAAGAGAAATTACTTAATACTACCTGAGGATATTGTTTTGGATATAATGTTGATGGTATCAAGGTTGGGTGAAACTGCTGTTGATTATCACAACAAAGTTAGTTCAGAACAATCAGGTGAGACTGTACGAGTATATACGAGAATTTTAGAAAAACTTATGGATTTGGAAGAACACGATATTGATTATAAACCACAAGGTATATCGTTTGAAGAATTGTTAAAACAATGTGGTGTGAAAAAACCTAAAAGGAGAAAATAATGGGATTAATCGATTTCATAATGAATCTATTCTTTGGCAAAAAGAAAAAACAAGAAGTCAAAGAATTAGATGAGGCAATCAAAGTAAAAAACAAAGAAGTTTCTAAACTTGAAAAAGAAGTAGAGAAACTTGAAAACAAGAAGAAAGTTAACAAAAAAGAAGTTGGCAATCTTAAGAGAAAAGTAACTAATACTAAAAAACAAATTGCACAGGCTGAGAAAGCAGTGAAAACTGATGATGTTGATGAGGCTGTAAAATTTTTGAAGAAATTTAGTAAGTAGTATATATTTATATATATGAGATATATTATTTACATATTATTTCTTGGTTTGTTGTTTGGGCAAGATACAAAAACTTATACCTTTTCAGAGGAAGAAGTTCTTGGGTTCACTAATAAAATCAAAGAGTTAGAGTTAAAAGATAGTTTGAATGTATCTTTAGTGATGGATTTGGAAAAACAAATCTCGTTATTAGAGGAAAATGCAAAATCTAACGAATTGATTATCGATTTCAGAACACAGCAACTTCAGTTACAAGAAGAAACTATTAATCTGTATAAGGAAAAAGTTAAAGTCGTAAAACCTAAATGGCACGAAAACAAATGGTTATGGTTTGTTTATGGTGTTGGTGCTACGGCAATTTCAGTTAATCTTGCAGGACAACTAAAATAATGGCTGAACAATTAAAAGAAGTAATCAAACAAGAATATGTTAAATGTGCTCAAGACCCAGCATATTTTTTATCTAAGTATTGTGTGATACAACATCCAATCAAAGGGAAGATTCCTTTTGCATTGTATGATTTTCAAAAAAACACAGTAAAAGAGTTTGAAGATAATCGTATGAATATCATACTGAAGGCTCGTCAGTTGGGTATATCAACATTAACTGCTGGTTACTCTTTGTGGATGATGACATTTCACCAAGATAAAAATATATTGGTTATTGCTACTAAACAAGATGTTGCTAAGAACTTGGTTACTAAAGTTCGTGTTATGCATGCTAACCTACCAAGTTGGTTGAAACAGAAGTGTGTTGAGGATAACAAGTTGAACCTAAGATATTTAAATGGTTCACAAATTAAAGCAGTATCATCAGGTCCTGAAGCCGCTCGTTCTGAGGCACTATCATTATTGATATTGGATGAGGCGGCATTCATTGATAAGATTGATGATATATGGACTGCTGCTCAATCTACTTTAACGACTGGTGGACAATGTATTGCACTTTCAACACCTAATGGTGTGGGTAATTGGTTCCACAAAACTTGGGTAGAAGCTGAAGAGGGTAGAGGATTATTTAACTTTATCAAACTTCATTGGACTGTACATCCTGATAGAGATGAAAGTTGGAGAGAGGAACAAGATGCATTATTAGGTGTACAAGGTGCGGCACAAGAATGTGATTGTGATTTTGTAACTTCTGGTACATCTGTTATTGATGGTACTATCTTAGAATCTTGTAGAGAAAAAATGTGTGAAGACCCTGTAGAGAAACGAGGTGTTGATAGTAATTTGTGGATTTGGAAACAACCAGATTACTCTAAGAATTATGTGGTTTGTGCTGATGTTGGTCGTGGAGATTCAAAAGATTATAGTGCTTTTCATGTTATTGATGTAGAAAATGTAGAACAAGTTGCTGAGTATAAAGGAAGAGTTCCTACAAAAGATTTTGGTAATATGTTGGTGAATATTTCAACGGAATATAACGATGCCTTACTAATTATAGAAAACAATAATATTGGTTGGGCAACCATCCAACAGGTAATAGATAGGGAATATCCTAACCTATTTTACACAAGTAAAGATTTACAATATATTGATATTGCTCATCAGATGACAAATCGATATAGAAGTCAAGAGAAGAATATGGTGGCTGGGTTCAGTACAACGATGAAAACTCGACCATTGATTATTGCTAAACTTGAAGAATATTTTAGAGATGAAAGTGTAGTGGTTCATAGTAATCGTTTGATTGATGAATTGTTTACTTTTATCTACAATAATAATAGAGCCGAAGCTATGGCGGGATACAATGATGATTTGGTTATGTCGTTTGCTATCGGTTTATGGGTTCGTGATACTGCATTAAGATTACGAACTGAGGGAATTGAATTAACAAAAAAGACTCTCAATAGAATGCAAGATATTGATGGTCTTTATACACCCGATGAGAACAAGAATGATTCTTGGGATTGGGAAGTAAACAAGAAAAAAGAGTCATTAGAGTGGCTCTTGTAAGTGAGGTAAAAAATGGCAGATAAATCATTATTCGGTAGACTGAGAAGATTATTCTCAACAAATGTTATTGTGAGAAATGTCGGTGGTAGAAAACTAAAAGTAGCAGATACCGAACAAATACAATCAGCAACGAGGTCACACTTAGTTGATAGATACTCTAAATTACATAGTGGTTTAGATTTAGTAAGTAGTGGATACTCAAGTTTTGCACAATTACAGGCGGCAAGACTAGGATTGTTTAAAGATTATGAAAGTATGGAGGCAGATTCAATTATAGCTGCAGCACTCGATATATATGCCGATGAGTGTACAATGAAAAATCCATATGGTGAAGTACTACAGATACAAACTGATAACGATAATATAAAACAAATTCTACATAATTTATTTTATGATATTATGAATATAGAATTTAATCTATGGCCATGGGTTAGAAATCTAACTAAGTATGGTGATTTCTTTTTATATTTAGATGTAGAGGATAAGTATGGTATTACAAATGTTGTACCTGTATCTGCTTATGAATTAGTTCGTTCTGAGGGAGAAGACCCTGAGAATCCTTATTATGTTAAATTCTATTTAGAAGCAGTTGAATCACAACATCCTTATTTTGCTCGTTCAACAAAAGGAAAGAAGATAGAATTTGAAAACTTCCAAATTGCACACTTTAGATTAGCAAGTGATAGTAATCTTTTACCTTATGGTAAATCTATGTTAGAGAGTGGTAGAAAAGTTTGGAAACAATTAACTCTTATGGAAGATGCTATGTTGATACATAGAATCATGAGAGCACCTGAAAAAAGAATCTTTAAAGTGGATATTGGAAATATACCACCAAATGAAGTTGATAACTATATGCAAAGAATTATCAACAAGATGAAGAAAACACCATTTATTGATGAGAGTACAGGTGATTATAACTTGAAGTTCAACATACAGAACTTAACAGAAGATTTCTTTATGCCAGTTCGTGGTGGAGATAGTGGAACAAATATTGAATCACTACCTGGTATGACTTATGAAACTACAGAAGATATTGAGTATCTAAAAAATAGATTACTTGCGGCACTTCATGTACCAAAAGCATTCTTAGGATATGAAGAATCACTTGGTAGTAAAGCAACACTAGCGGCAGAAGATGTTAGATTTGCTCGTACTATTGAAAGGATTCAAAGAATCGTGGTTAGTGAGTTAACAAAGATTGCGGTTGTTCATTTATATTCACAAGGATATACAGATGCTGAGTTGGTAAACTTTGAATTAAGTTTAACGAATCCATCTACAATTTATGAACAAGAAAAGATTGAATTATGGAGTAACAAAATTAATCTTGCTCGTGATATGAAAGATAATCAAATGATGAGTCAAGATTGGATTTATAAAAACATATTTAATTTCTCTGATAAACAAATTGATTCTCTTGAAAAAGAATTAGTTTCAGACCAAAAACAAAAATTCAGATTTGAACAAATAGCAGTTGAGGGTAATGACCCTAAATCAAGTGGTGAATCAATCGGTACACCAAGTGATATGGCAGCAGTGGGTGTAGGTGAAGATGATGCTCAAACACCACCAGATACCATAGCAGGTTCGATTTTTGATGATGAAGGAGGTTCGGAAGAGGGTGGACAACCAGGAGCTGGTAGACCAAAAGAGGTTACTAAATATAGTAAAGATGGTAGTGCAAGAGGGAGAGACCCACTTGGAAGACCAAAGATTCCTATAGCTTTAGCTCATTATGATGGGTTAAAGAAATCATTCGGTAAGAAAGCCAGAGAAGTGTTGAAAGAAACAATGGAAAGTGAAGAAATTACTAAAGAATATGAAGATTTTAAGGAAGATAAATAACGATTTCTTGAAAGTTTTATATTTATTTATGTATATAAACTATCAAAATAACGGAGTGTTTGATGAAATATAATAAGAAGCACAGTAAATTAAAAAATACTGGTATTCTTTTCGAATTACTAACGAGACAAATCACAGTCGATGTTCTCAATAATGTTGGTAATAGTAATGCTGTGAAAATATTAAAAGAGAACTTCGGTTCAAAAACAGAATTAGGTAAAGAATACGAACTATATAAAATTTTAACCGAGAAAAAATACAAAACTACTGGCCAAGCCAATATTTTGTTAGAAGCGGTAATAAAAAATCGTAGAAAGTTATCAAATCGTAAATTAGCTAACGAAAAGTACAATTTAATTAAAAGAATTAAAGAAACTTACGATACGAAAGCTTTTTTTAATACAAGAATTCCTGAATATAAACTACTTGCATCAATATATAATGTATTTGAGGGTGAATCATCAAGACAAGTAGTGGGACCAGTTGAAGAAACTGATAGTAAAGTAACAATCATTGAAACTATCACAAAAACCAAACACTCCAGTAAAAAATCAAAAAGTGGTGTCAATGAAAGTCTTAAAAAAGAAGATACTGATTTAAGATTACTTACTTATCAGTTATTAGTAGATAAATTCAACGAAAAATACAGCAATCTAAACGAAAATCAAAAGAATTTGTTGAAAGAATACATCAACAATATATCAAACACTAATTCTTTGAGAGAGTTCATAGATACTGAAGTTATAAAAGTTAAAAGAGTATTAAAATCACACTTGAAAAAAGTAGATGATAAACTTACTAAAATTAAATTAACGGAAGCTATTAATCACACCAAAGATGCAACAGGCGGTTCGGTTGTAAAAGATAACCATGTTGTTTCCTTGATGAGATACTATGAATTAGTCAAGGAGTTAGATAATGTCCACGAAAATAAGTAAAAAAAGATTTATTGAAATCTTAAAAAAGTTGATTCGTCGTGAAATCGATGAAGCATCTACTTCTGTAAATGTACCAGGATATATGACACCACATGCATTTAGTGGTAAAGGTAAAATGGATAGAAGAGATTCAGTTGCCAGTGGAAGTGGATATGAAAAGATTGATGAAGTAAAATTTGCTGTAACTGTTGATATGGGCCAATTAGGTCAAGGTAAAGTTCTTGTAGATGCAGGTTCAAAAGGACAAGCAAAAACCCAAGTTGCTAAAAAATTAAAACAAGGTTTAAAAGGAATCATAAGTGTATCTCGTGTACAACCATCACTTGGTAAACAAGTAGATAAAAAGATTGAAACTATAACTGTAGATGAGGCAGTTGACCCTAAAGTAAAAAAACAAGCTGCTTCATTACTTAAACGATACACAAACAATTGGAAAAAATTAGAAAAAGAAACTGAAATGATGATGAAGTTTGCTAAAAAGAATAAAGCAACTGAAATGATGATGAACTTTGAAGAAGTTTTGAAGAAATTAAAAGGTAGTGTGTGGCAGAATATTAGTTACCAAGTTAAAGAACCAATGGATGATTATTTTTATGAAAGTATAAATGAGGGTAAGTATCACGATTGGAGAAATGATGAATCATTAACACCAAGACAAAAAATTGGTAGAAGTATTCGTGAAGTTAAAAATTCATTAAACCAATTGAGTAAGATGATTGATTTTAATGTTCGTTTAAAAAATGAATTAAGTGTTGATTCTTCATCTTATTGGAAAACAACACATAAAGCACTTAATAACATATCAGAACGATTAGTTAAATTAGCTAACAAAGTAGGGAAATTACAATGAACGATAAATACTTAAAAGAATCAATTGATATATTAAACAGAAAATTTGGTGACCCATTACCTACTCTCGAAGATACTATGAAATGGTACAAACAAAAAAATGAGGGTGGGCCAGGTAGTGGTAGACCAGCTAAACCAGGTGGTGCAAAGGATATCGATAATAAAATGAGTAAAGCGGTAGATGATGCAAATGCTAGATTGGATGCGGCTGAGAAAGAATTAAAGAAAAAGAAAATGAAAAAAGAGGGGCCAGATGATGTAAGGTTTGCAAGAAGAGCTTTATCTAAGATTGCAAAACATGAGGGTGCTTTGAGAAAAGCAATGTTTGATTTAGAACAGGCCTTCCTAAGAGACCCAAGAACTGAAAACAGAAAACTGGCTAAGGATATAAAGAAGATTTACAAAGAGGGTGTTACAAAGTTTATGAGAGAAGCAGTACAAATGATTAAGAGGATGAAGTAAGATGAAACAATTATTAGTAGATTATATTCCATTTGAAATATCATCTGAACAAATCAACGAATCCATGAAAGAAAACAATGGTAAGTTAGTTGTTAAAGGTGTATTACAAAGAGCAAATGCAAAGAATCAAAATGGAAGAGTATATCCAATGGAGATTCTACAAAGAGAAGCAAAAAATTATAATGATGGATTTATAAAACAGAAAAGAGCTTTGGGTGAGTTAGACCATCCTGATTCTTCTGTAGTGAACTTACAAAATGTATCTCACAATATTACAGAAATGCATTGGGAAGGCGATAACTTATTAGGAACTTGTGAAATCTTAACTACACCAAGTGGTAATATCTTGAGAGAATTATTTAAGAATGGTATCAAGTTAGGTATCAGTTCTCGTGGTATGGGTTCAGTTGAGGCTATACAAGAAGATGATGGTAAACCAGCAATGAAAGTTGGAAAAGATTTTGAATTGATTGCTTTTGATTTTGTTTCCAATCCATCTACACATGGTGCTTTTATGCATCCATTACAAGAGGGTGTTGATAATACTCAAACACAAGGAAGAACTTGTGGTTCGTATTGTAAAGCAGAAGATATAATTAATAAAATTATAAGAGGAGAGTAAGATGCCAGGTTTAGAAGATAAACAATTACCTAACATTCCAAAAAACAATGATAGTTTAGGTGGTGATTCAGGTTTAGAAAATTTAGTACCAAGCCAACCATTTGTTAAAAGTGGTAATGATTCATTAGGTGGGCCAAGTGGTTTAGATAAACTACCAACACCAACCAATGGTTTACCAAATAGACAATTCAATGGTGATGGTTTAGCAAAGTAATGCCTGCTAAATCTAAAGCTCAACAAAGATTTATGGGATTAGTACATGCCTTGAATAAAGGTGATGTAGACCCAAGTAAAGTATCCAAGAAAGTAAAAGATGTTGCTAAAGATATGGATAAATCAGATGTAAAAAAATATGCATCTACAAAACATAAAGGGAAACCAGAGAAAGTGAAACAAGAAGATATAAACTTAGAAACACTTATCAAAGAGAATCCAGCCGCTATTGCTGCCGCAGTTCAAACTATGCAAAAGATGAAAGCGAAGAATCCTAAAACAGGTAGAGTTAACAAACTTTCTACTGCTCTCGGTGATAAACAACATCCAGCACACAAAAAAGCTAAAAGTGTTTTTTCAAGAATTGTAGATAAGTTTAAGAAAAAGAAAGATGGGCCTAATCCAACAAGTAAAGATTCACCTTTAGTTCCAAAGAAACAATCTAAAGCAGATGTAGATTTTTACAAAAAACAATTTACAGGTGAAACAATTAATAAATTAAAAGAAATGATTCGTGTAGAACTTGAGGGATGTGGTTACACTACTTCAGCGGTTGACCCAAATATTAAATTAAAATCACCAGGTGGAACAGGTGAGGAAGATAAAGATTTAAAAGAGGGTATGAAAACTGCTGGTGATGTTCCTTTTGGTAATTTTAATTTCAATACAGCTGGAAAAAACTCAATTAAAAAGTTAGCAAAAAGATATGGATTGAAAGTTAAAAAGATTACTAAAGGCCCTAACTACGAACCAACAGCAGTATTACAAGGTGATGAGAAAAAATTAATGAAGTTCCTTATGAGTAAAGATTATGGTGTTGATAAATTTAGTGCTGAAGATATGATAGAGGGTAAACTACATGAGGGTGAAAAAGAAAAGATAGAACAATTACTAATCAAGTATGGTAACACACCTGAAGATGCTAAACAAATGGTTAGAAAAACCTATGATTATATAAAGAAGGCCTATCGAAATGCAAATGCTTCAAAGAAAGCAGAAATCATGTCATCATTGATGAAGTTCGAAACAACAGAACAATTCAGTAATTTAGTTGAAAAGTGTTGGAAAGGATACATGATTCATCCAAAAAGAAAAACTAAAAAGTTATTTGGTAAAACATATCCTAATTGTATAAAGAAAGAAAATATATCTTCTAAGAGTATTATGAGTGAAATGGATTACAGAGGATTCATTAAATATATGAATGATTTCTATGGGCCAAAAGGAGTTTATCCTGATAAAAAGAAAAGAACTTTGAAGATGAAAGATATTGGATTAGCATACTCAGTATTATTAAAGAAGAAACCAAATTTTGAAATAGGATATGATTCTACAGATAGAGAGATGTTAAGAGATATTTTAATCAAGATGAAAAAACTTGACCCTGATTATACAAAAAAAGAATATATGAATACTATGGCTAAGAAGAGAAAAAGAAAAGGGTTGGCACCAATAGAGGGTTTTGCTAGTGCGGCACAAAGAAGAGCGGCATTTGCAAGTGGATATAAAGCCAAAGGTAAAAAGAAAAAGAAAGAAGTAGCAGAAGCAGTTAAAGTATTAAAATTTACAAAGGTGAAAGATAACACATTAGAAAAACATCTAAAGTTTATTAGTAAAAAAGTTGGAGCAGAATTATCTAAAATTGATGGTGGATTCAGAGTTGATGCCGATGGAGATATCAGAAAATTAACTTCGGTGGTTGATTATGTATTTGATAAATCAATCAAGAAAGGCCTTATGAAAGGTGGTGGGATGTCTCAAATCAATTTAGTAAAAGAAGCAATGGATAAAAGACAAGGTGCCGAAACTCTAAAACAATTAGGTGGTAATAGATTTATTATGATGACAGGAGCAAAACACTTCGGTGTAGGGCCTAATGGAATGAGTTTCAAGATTGGTAAAAACTCTAAAAGAGTAAACCATGTTACAATAGATTATGATAGAGGTAGAGATTTATATAATATGAAATTTGATTGGGTAACCATCAAGGGTATTAAAAACAAGAAAACACTAAAAGGAATCTATGCAGACCAGTTACAAGATATGTTCACAAGATATACAGGTATGTACACAAGCTTATGATAAAATTAACAGACATAATAAAAGAATCAAAGGTATCTTATTTAACAGAGGCTTTTAGAAGTAAACTATTAAGAAAATTTTCTATGAATAATAGGGGTTCTTTGGATAGAGATTTATATACTTACTTGGCAAAACAAGGTTTACAGGCAAGTAAGATTGAAGATAATCAAATTACAAAACAATCCACATTACCAAGAAAAGGTGTTGCAATTGCTGTTACAGGTAAGAAAGTAACTCTTCATGCAAAAGGTAATAGATATTGGGAATCTTCTTTAGAAATAGATAAAGGAACAGTCGTATGTGTATTCAAAGATGGTAAATCACTATGGTATACAAAATCTTGGAGAAGTAAAGATATCAATGTAAAAAATCCTACAGAGTGGGGTGCTGAAGATATGAAAACATTTGGTTTGAATAAATATGGATGGCAAAGTCCTAAGGCAGTAAAAGGTATTGATGGTATTCAATTCTATACAATCTCATTGGATGAAGATATGCCTTACATGGGTGCTCAAAAAATTAGAAAACTAAGACAAGATATAAAATATGGTGCGGCTTCATTTAGAGATGATAAGTATTTCAGAGATGAAAACAAGAGAAGATATGATGATGCAATAGAAAATCTATATGATGACCCAGCAAAAGTAAAAGCAAAAATTAAGAAAGCAAAAGATTATACTGATAAATTAATACAAGGTTTGATTGGTGGTAAACCAAATGCAGAATCTAAAAAGTTGATGAATAGTTTGGATAGGTCATTTGCTAATGATGCACACAAAGCGATATCGTTATTAAGTAGGATAGCAGATGCTATGGATAGATTATATCAAAAGGTTAGAACATATCAAGAAGAGTTACATTACGATAACCAATATGAAAAAGAACATGGTGAGAAGAAATCATACAGAAGTGCACCAAGATATGGTAAAGAGATTGCTCAGTATGTTAATTACATTCTTACAAATAAATTTGGGAGTGTATACTAATGATTAAGTTAAAAGATTTAATAAAAGAAGAAGAGTGTCATTGTGGGGATTCATGTTGTTCCCCTAAAGAACAAGTGATAAAAGAAATGAAAGTATCTGCAGACTTAACTAAAATTAGTAATATGTATGGTGCTACTAAATCGAGAGGTACAACAAGTAAAACTCCAGTTACACCAAAGGCATATAATATGTTGAGTAAGGATGTAAAAGTTTTGAAAATGGCAGTAAAACAATTAGAGAATGCTGTAAGAAAACAAAACGATGTAGAACTAAAAGATGATATCGTATACTTAGTATTGAAAGCACACGAAGCTTTAGAGAACTTTCAAAAATGATTAAGTTAAAAGATTTATTAAGCGAGAGAAAAGTTGAACTTTATTTCAGAGATGATTTAAAGAACAAACCAATATCAAGAAGTGGATACTCAGAGGTAAATGGACAAATGAGACACTTAGAGTTTGGTATAAAAGATTTGAAAAAAAGTATTAGAACACAAAATGATAAACTAACCATTGATAACATTCAATACATTATATTGAAAGCGTTTCAAATGAAAGAAGTTTTGGAGAAGAAGTAATGGGTAAAAAAACAATGACACATCAAATGTGGAGCCAATGGAAAGATTTTAGATTAGATGAGATAGAAGACCATGAGGGTAAGATGGCAAAATCTCAATTAGAAAGAACCATGAAGTATGCCAAAATGATTTATAAAATTATTGATAATGTTGATAAAGGTGGTGATGGTGGAGTTCAGTTTCCATCATGGGTTCAGTCTAAAATGACTAAATCTATGGATTACCTACAATCAGTTTACAATTATTTAGATGGTAAAGATGGGTTAGATGATAAGTTCCAAAAATGATTAAGTTAAAAGAAATATTAAAGGAAGAGGGTTCTTATGTACCAGGTTCAATTAAAACCACACATAAGATGAGTGTTCCATCATTAGGATATTCAACACCAGAATCTAAAAAGTTTGTAGAAAAAGATATACAAACGATGGGTAAGATTTTTAATAAAGCATCTCAACAATCCATTAAGATAATGATGGATGGTGTTAAAGGTGGAAGATATGATGCTATGGATATTATTCAAAGTATCAAATCAGGTCCCGCTGGTGATACAAGTAAAGGTATCAGAAGTATGTTGATTGTTTTATGGAGTAAAGTAGATAAAAGATTTCGTAGTTATCTTCGTGGTAAAAAACGAAGATGATGATATTTATTAGGGAATAAGGAGACACAAAATGGCAAAATTAAAAGATTTAGTTAAAGAGAGTTTTTCACTCGTAGGTGGAGTTGTATCAACACCCGTAATAGGTACAGCTACAAATACAGGTTTGACAGATATCGTAGAAGATTTATATGGTCAAAAGACTGGAAAAGTTTCTGCTAAAGAAGTACAAGAAGCAATTAGAGAATTTTCAAGTTACTCTAAAGTATTACAAAAAGAAGAGAATCTTCAGAAGATTGCTGAAAGATTATCTAAAATTGCAACTAATGCAAAAACATATACAGTAAGTGAAACTGAAGATTGGTTTGATAAAGTTACTGTAAATCGTAATATGAAAGAATTAACAAACCTATCAAAATCATTTGGTAAGATTGCACAAGAATCACAAGCACTACAACAAAGATTAGGTGGATTATATGAAGATATGGGACACATCTTGGGTAGATATTATGAAATAGATGATAATGGTGATTCACAAGAAGATGAAAAAATCAAAGCTGGTTTAGAAGAACCTAAAGGTCACGATATTAAAGAGGGTGATTATGAAGAGTTCTTCCAAAAGGCTATGAAAAAATTTGGTATAAAATCACCAGCTGAATTAGATGATGAGAAGAAAAAAGAATTCTTTAATTTTGTAGATAAAAACTACAAAGGTAAAAACGAAGAAGATTAAGTAGAGGTAAACTTGAGTTTAAAAGTTGAAGTCCGAAAAGGACAATCTGTAGAAAAAGCAATTTCTATTTTTAAGAAGAAAGTAAAACAAAGTGGTATTTTAATGGAATATCGTGATAGACAATTCTATGTAAAACCATCAGCTATCAAACGAGAAAAAAGAAATAAAGCTATTTTACGAAATAAATACAAGATTTTAAAAGAAAAAGAACAAGATAAGTAAAAAAAATACCTATATCGTGTGTATTTTTTTCGCGTTTTATATATTTATATAAAATGAAATACACTTTCGTACATTCGTACATCATAAAGTGTAACCGATGATTAAACTAATCTAATTATAGTTCCCAATAACTATACTGAAATCCAATTAGGAGATAATAATGGATGATTTACTAAAAGAAGCCATAGCAGATGCAAAAGCAGTTCGTGAAACAGCTTTACAGAATGCAAAGATGGCACTTGAAGAAGCGTTCACACCTAAATTGAAATCAATGTTAGCTCAGAAGATTCAACAAGAGATTGAAGATGAAGAGATGGAAGATGAAGTCGAAGATGAAGGCTACGGCGGAGAAGGCATGGATGATGAAGAACATGAACCAGGCCATGAAAAAGAAGTAGCTGAAGTTGAAGACGAGGATGAAGACAAAGTAGATGAAGTCGAAGACGAAGATGAAGAAATGAAATCTGAAGTTGAAGACGAAGATGAGGACAAAATGGATGAAATCGAAGACGAAGTCGAAGATGAAGTTCATGATGATGAAATGTCTATGAAGAAAGAAGTCGAAGACGAAGACGAAGACAAGATGGATGAAGTCGAAGACGAAGACGAAGACATGGATGAAGAACTTGACCTCGAATCTATACTTGCTGAGTTAGAAGCAGAAGTTAATGAAGTAGAAGATGAAGAAGATTCTATGGATGAAATTGACGATAAAGAAGATAAAGAAGAAATGGATGAAAATGATGTTTCTTCAGAAATCGGAAAAGCTGATAACAAAGTAGCTGATAAAGCTGGTGATTCATCTGAAACAGGTGCTCAGGGACCAGAAGGCGAAGGTAAAGACGAACCTGCTGGAAAAGAACTTGATGACCACGAAGTGGTTAAAGAGGGTGAGGACAAAGAAGATGACATGGATGAAGATATCGATTTAGAAGAAGTCTTAAAAGCATTAACTGAAGAAGATGAAGATGAAGATGAGACTAAAGATGAAATTGCTAAACTTCAAGGTGAAATTAAAGAGCACAGAGATGTTGTAAAATATCTTCGTGAGAAATTAAACGAAGTTAATTTATTGAATGCTAAACTCTTATTCTCAAACAAACTATTCAGAGCGTTTGGTTTAAGTAATGAACAGAAATTAAAAGTTGTTGAAACTTTTGATAGAACTAAAAACTTAAGAGAAATCAAGTTGGTTTACTCAACACTTGCAGAATCTTTCAAAGGTACTAAAGTGAAACCAGCTAGTGAAACTAAAGGTTCAAGTTCAAAACCTGTTGCATCTACTAAACCAGCTAACGAAGAAGTTATTTCTGAGGGTGCTGAGTTAAAGAACAGATTCAAGAAATTAGCTAACATACTATAATTTGGGAGACTAAAAAATGAGTGACAAATTCAAATCAGTAGAGTCTTTAATGGATGGATATAATCCACAAAGACAACTACTCGAACAAACTCGTAAGTTAGTCAAGAAATGGGAACCAACAGGCCTTTTAGAAGGTATGGACAAAGAACATGAAGTAAACGGAATGGCTGTACTTCTTGAAAACCAAGCCCGTCAGTTAATTGATGAGGCTTCAAGAACAGGTACATCTGCAAACTCTGAAGAGTGGTCAGGTGTTGCACTTCCATTAGTTCGTAGAATCTTTGGTGAGTTGGCAGCACAGGAATTCGTTTCTGTTCAGCCAATGAACTTACCATCTGGTCTTATTTTCTATCTTGACTTTAAATACGGAACTGCCCAAACAGATGCACACACTAACAACTCAGATGTATTTGGTAATACTTCAGGTTCAGGTGATGCTTCTGGTGGTTTGTATGGTGCTGGTAAATTCGGCTACTCAATAAACGATGTTGATTCTTCAACATTAGATATTGGTGCAGCTGTAGGTTCATCAGCGTTTACAACTGCCTCTGTTTCATGGCAAGACGTTAATTTTGAACCAGACCTTTCTGCTTCAGCCGCTTTAGGACACGAAGCTGATAATGGTCTTGTTAAAATCACCGTATCAAACGATGCTATTGCATCTTTTGATGAAGACGGTGTTAGAGCTTTCTCAGTAAGTGGTTCTGGTATAGATGCTTTCTATCCAGCACATACTTCTGTTAATGCCGCTAAAACTCAGGTATCATTTATTGCACAGAAATCAAAAGCTGGTAACCCTGATAAGATTGTTGTATCTTTCCATAAGAAAGCCGCAAACAACTTTACAAGAGGTGACTTTGAAGCTTCTGCAGCTGCTATAGATGCAAATCCTGAAACTGATATCGACATTCCAGAATTAGATATTGCGTTAAAGAGTATTCCTATCATAGCGAAAACTCGTAAGTTAAAAGCTGTCTGGACTCCAGAACTTGCTCAAGACTTAAATGCTTATCATTCTGTGGATGCTGAAGCTGAACTAACAGCTCTTCTTTCTGAGTACATCTCAATGGAAATCGATTTAGAAATCCTTGATATGTTATATGCAGGTGCTACTGCTAAGACAGAAAGATGGTCAGCTAGAGTTGGATTCGAATATGATTCCGCTACTACATTGTTTGCACAATCAAGTGGTGAATCAAATGCTTACACAAAAGGTGAGTGGTTCCAAACTCTTGGAAACAAAATACAAGCAGTTTCTAATGCAATCCATCAGAAAACTCTAAGAGGTGGTGCTAACTTCTTGGTCGTAAGTCCAGAAACAGCAACTATCATCGAGAGTATTCCTGGATATGCCGCAGATACTACTGGTGAAGCAACTGAGAAATCATTTGCAATGGGTGTACAAAAAGTAGGTGCTCTTAACAACAGATATACTGTTTACAAGAACCCTTATGCATTGGATAATGTAATACTAGCAGGTTTCAGAGGAAGTAACTTCTTAGAAACAGGTGCTGTGTATGCTCCATATGTACCACTTATCATGACACCATTAGTGTACGACCCTAAGAACTTCACACCAAGAAAAGGCGTAATGACTCGTTATGCTAAGAAGATGGTTAGAAGTGAGTTCTATGGTAAGATTGTCGTAGCTGATGTAAACTATGTGTAAGTTTGAGTTAATTTTATAACTTAAAAGTACATTATCATTAAAGGGGAATCATTTTGGTTCCCCTTTTTTGTTTTCTTGATATTTATTTACAGATATATCTATAGACTATTAATAGGAGAATTTATATGGCTCAAGAACCAATATGGCCAGGAAGTGGTTCGGATGCAAGTGGTTCAACACCATTTGGTTTTTACGATACAGAATCAGATTTTCAAACCGATGCTCCTAAATTTGCAACATGGTGTGCAAGAAGGCTCGGTTTTCCAATAACTGCCGTAGAATTACAAGATATTCAATTTTACGCTTGTTTTGAGGAAAGTATCACAGAATATTCGGCACAAGTAAACCAATTCAACATTAAAGATAATTTATTAAGTTTAAAAGGACAATCTACAAGTTCTAATTTAACTCACAAAAGATTATCACATACTATGGGTGAACAGATATTTTTATCTGAAACTTATGGAAGTGAGGCTCAAGTAGGTGGACAAGTAGAAACTTTCAAAAACAAAATAACTTTAGTAAGTGGTTCACAAGATTATGATTTAAATTCATTGATTGCTGATGAAAGTGGTAGTGGAGCGATTGAAGTTAAACGAGTATTTTATCATGCCGACCCTGCCATCACAAGATACTTTGACCCATATGCTGGAACAGGTCAACAAACAAATAATATGTTAGATGCATTTGGATTTGGTGGTTCATCACCAGCAATTACATTTATGTTACAACCAGTGTATGCAGATTTATTAAGAGTACAGGCTATCGAATTCAATGACCAAATAAGAAAATCTTCTTATTCATTTGAAATTGTAAACAATAAATTAAGGATATTTCCTACTTGGACAACTTCAGCAACAGGTTCATTGTGGATAGAATGGAATAAAGTAAGTGATAGAGATAATGTATTAAGAACGAGATATAGTGGTTCAGCAGATACAGTATCAGATATCAGTAATGCACCTTATGATAACATGAAGTATGGACAAATTAATGATGTGGGTAAACAATGGATTCGTAAGTATGGATTAGCTTTATCAAAAGAGTTATTAGGTATGGTTCGTAGTAAATACGGAACAATTCCTATTCCTAATGCTGATGTAAGTTTAGATGGTGATACACTAAGAGCTGAAGCAACAGCGGAAAAGGAACAATTAGTAGAACAATTAAGAGAAATGTTAGACCAAACAAGTAATAGGGCACTTATGGAAGCGGATAGAGAATCTGCTGAAAACTTACAAGAGAAGTTAAAGAAAGTTCCTTATCCAATGTATATAGGATAATCACATGGCAAGTAGATATTGGCCAACAAGAGATACAAACTTAGCCAAACGATTCAACGATGAATTAGTTGGAAATCTAAAAGATGGAAAATGTGGAATCATTGGGCAAGAAATCATTATCTATAGAGTTTCAACATATGATACAGAACCAAATATGTATGGTGAAGCTGGAGAGAGTGGTAAAGTATATGAGGCTGGAGTAAAATTAAGTTGTATTATTGATGCACAAGATTTTGATTGGGAAACAAACGAGTTCGGTCCAAGTTCAAATCAAACTGCCACCTTTTCATTTCAAAGAGATATGTTAATAGATGTAAATTTCAGACCAGATGTTGGTGATGTAATAAGTTGGAACTTTGGTTATTTTGAAATTAATAAGACAAACGAAAACCAATTAGTAGGTGGAGATTTTAATAAAAATTGGACTATAACTTGTGAGGCACAATTAACAAGAATCTCAACACTTAATATTGAGAGAACAAGGGCGTTTTAATGGCAAGAAGTAAACCTTTATCGAGAAAAATAAGAAGAGATTTAAACTCGATATCGTTAAATCCTGATTACAATAGAGCGAATCAAGTTCGTAGGGATAAAGATGATATCAAAAATATCTCTGTTGGTATCATGGAACACGATGCCGCGATTATGTATTACTTTAATGAGGTTATCAAACCATCAGTAGTTGATAATAAAGAAACAATTAAAGTACCTGTAATGTACGCTTCACCTGAAAGATGGTATGCTATGCAAAGACAAGGGTTTCTTCGTGATAAAAGACAACAGATTCTTACACCTGTTATTGTATTTAGAAGAACTGGTATTGATAGAAACGATAATATACCTGTAGATAAATTAGATGCAAATAAACCAGAACATTTTCAAACATTTACTCAAAAATATTCTCAATCAAATAGATACGACCAGTTCAGTAAAACGGTTGGTACAACACCAAACAAAGAACATTTTAGTGTAGTAGTACCTGATTATGTTATTTTAAATTACGAGTTCACTGTATTCACAAGTTATATTGAACAAATGAACAAGGTTGTTGAAAAAATAAATTATACCGATGGTGCTTATTGGGGTGAACCTGGTAAGTTAAGATTTAGAAGTAGAATTGAATCATTTAGTGATGCAAGTGAAATGGATGGTGAAAGGTTAGTTAAAACTACATTCACAGTACAATTGATGGGATATATAATACCTGAAGAGTTCAATAGTATGGTAACTACTCGTAGACATCTTACACCTAAAAAAGTTATTATTAATATGGATGTTGAGAAAAGTGCTGAAGAATTACTTGGAGTTGATTCTAAGGGTGGAGTATCAATACAAAGTCCTGTAAAAGATGTGTTTAGTATTTCAGTTTCTAATCCACTAACATTTATTGGTGGGACTGGTGTTACACTTTCACAAGATGGTACACCATTTGATGGTTCTCAAGCAGTTACACAAACGATTTCTATTGGTCAAGATGTGAGTACAACATCCGATGTATCATTTAATCAAGTTACATCTAATACATTAGTATTTGGTAATCCAACCACATATTCACATACAGGTATTAGTGGTAGTGTAAATATTACAGGTAGTTTAACCACGAGTGGTAATGTTACGGTCAATGGTAACATGACTGTTCTTGGTACATTAAATGCACAAGAACTTAAAACTACATTTGTATCTTCAAGTATATTATTTGAAAGTGGTAGTACAAGATTTGGTGATACTATTGATGATACACATCATAGGACGGGTAGTGTAAACATTACAGGTTCATTTAGTTTGAATGGATATGAAATAAATGAGATTAGTAATGATAGTTCATTAACAGACCAGAGTTCTACTGCTCTTGTAACAGAAGCCGCCTTACAATCATTTTCTACCGAAGGTCAAACTACTGTACAAGAATATTTGAGAAAACAATTTTTTAAAACATCTAATAGTATTACAACATCAACAGCAAGTTTTGCGGCAGTTACGGCATCGGCACCAGCTGGATATACTGCTACTGATGAAAATGATTTCTTATTCTTTATTAATGGACAATATATGGAACATGATGCCTTGACCGTCGAACAAAGTGGTAGTGTATTTTTATTAAAAGTTGATAATAGTTCTATTGGATATGATTTGGAAAGTGATGATGAAATAATCTCGGTGGGTAAATTCAATTCATAAGGAAACACGATGCCATTATTAAAATTTAAAAACCCACTCACTACATCAGGTTCAAGTGGTTTCAACACTTCTATTGTTGGTGAACAAGATGGTAATCAGGCCACAATAAATACATTTAGTATCGGACAAGATGTTGGTACTACTTCTCAAGTAACATTTAATGGTGTAACTCAACCAGAATCACAAACAGCTATCATTGGTACAAGTGAAAGTAATATGGTGTTGGGTTATGAATTTATTAGTGGTTCAAATCTTACATTTACAACCGATGAACAAGGTATAACTGAAAACTATACACATGAAGATAATATTACTATTAATGGTAATGTTTCTTTTACAAGTGCTAGTTTAGAACAATCAAACACATCAACGATACATAAATCTGGTAGTACAAAGTTTGGTGATACATTAGATGATACACATTTCATAACTGGTAGTTATCTTCTTAGTGGTTCACTTGAATTGAATGGTAATAGTATAATTGGAGTTAGTAATTCATCAGATTTATCATCAGCTAGAACTAATTTTTTAGTAACAGAGGAAGCAGCCAGAACGGCATTGGGTGGTGATTCTACTACCAATCTTGAGTACTTAAGAAAAATTAAAGCAGTAAAAGGAACGATTAGTGGTGCTACAGGAAGTTTCACCGCCACAACGGCATCAATTGCAACAAGTTTATCAAACACTTCAATAAATGATTTTCAGTTTTATTTGAATGGTATGTTGATGGAATATGATGCTTTGAGTATTAAACAAGCTAATACTACATTTGAATTACATATAAACACAGGTTCATTAGGATATCATTTAACAAGTACTGATGAAATAGTTGCATGGGGAAAATTTAATTAAAAAAAATACCACATTGGTGTTACCATTTTTAATTTTTTGATATTTATATGTATGAGAAAGAGAAGTTGGAAAAATAGGAAAAACAGACCTTGTCCTGATTGTGGGAAAGTATTAACTTATACAAGAAAGGATGCCTTTGATAGGGCAGTAGGTAATAATAGTGTGTGTAAATCATGTGCTCAATCTGATAGAAAGTTTACATTGGAAACTATCGAGAAGATGAAACAACCAAAAACCACACAACATAAGAAAAAGATTTCGAAATCAATTACAAGTTGGTGGGTAGAGAAAAAACAAGAAGTAGAAGAATATGGCATTAATAGATAGTAAACAGCTGAATCCAAGATTTACTGGTTCATTTTCATTTAGTGGTTCTTTAGAAGTAGCTAAAGGAGATTTATCTGTAAATGAATACATCAGACATGCTGGTGATACAAATACAAACATCAGATTTACTGATAATAGGATAAGATTTGATGCTGGTAATATGACTTTTATAGGAATACATGATGATGATAGTGCACCTTTTACCACTACAATCAATCCAAGTTCGAATAAAATTAACTTTAAGGTTATGGATGAAAATAATGATGTTCTTCTAAAAACTAATTCTGAAACATTCACAGTTGAACTATATCATGCAGGTAATAAAAAATTAGAAACCACTGCTGGTGGTTTAATAGTAACAGGTTCAGTAACATCAAGTTTAGGATTTAAAGGTGATGGTAGTGGATTGACTGGTATTCCTGCAAGTGGAATTGATGGACAACTCGGTGTATTTGCTGCTACAGGTTCTATACAATCTACTACTAATGATTTAGAGATTACAGGTTCACTAAAAGTAAATACTGCATCATCAAGTTCTACTGCCATCTTTACAAACAATATACAAAACGGATATCCTACTTCAAATAATTGGGGAGAAAACTTAGGTGGTAGTTTCTTCAATAATTTTACAAATGAAACTCATGTTAGTGAAATTTTAAGATTTATGGCTGGAGCTATGAGTCATAGTTTAGATGTTGCAGATGCGGCACCAAATACAAAATTTTGGGATACAGTAAGTACATCACACACCGATGGTACAGAAGTTACGAAAGATTCTATTTTGAATGGTGTGTTGGGTTCAACATATGAAAATGCCAGATTGAGTAATAGTTGGACGGGTTCTGCATTTATAGACTTGAGTGAGACTGGTTCATATAAATTAGCATTAGATTATTTAGAATCAAAGAATTTCGTACAATCAAGTGATAGAGGTACAAATAATAATGATGTAGGAACGAATCCATTTCATGGTTCATATGCATCAAGAATACCATCAACAAACATTACATCACAAGGAACATTTAGTACACTTACTAATACAATTACAGCAAATGCAGGTGGTTCAACGACTGTAAGTAGTAATGTAAATAACTTTGGATTAGGTGGATTAACAAGTGGAGGTGCTACTGAGTATTCAGTAAGAGTTATTGCATCACAATCTTATAGTGATAATCATGATGACCAAACACCAGATGCAAGTTCAACATTCCATACGAAATCTTTTGTTGATTATACTGCAGATTCATTTGGTACTACAGGTGATGGATTAACATTAAGTAAAATAGTAACATCACAACCAGCTGTTATTCCATCAGCATTCCAAGATGGAGATTTCAATAGTGTGGCTGGGCCAATAAGTGGTAGGAAATATACAGGTGGTGCAACTTCTGCTACAAATATTTCTGCTAGTGGATATTATCAATTACATGATATAGTAGTAGGAGTGAAAAGTGGTTCGATGAGTGATTTCCAATACAAAAATGGTTCTGATGGTACTACAAGATTTTATTTATATACAGGTGGGTTACCTACAGATATTACAGATTCACAACCTACTGCAGTTGTAACGAGTTCATTAACTCGAACAAGTTTTTCAGCAACATCAAGAAGTTTAAGTGGAGCACCTTATATTTTATCAACAAGTTATGGATATGATTTTGTATCAGAGGTAAGTAAATCCTTTGACCCTGCTTATGGATTTGGAACATCAGTAATAGTAAATTCTAATTCTACAGACCAATGGGATAATATTGGTTCTACAACATTAAGTAACACAACCACGACCGTAAATAATAGTGGTGTATCATCTACAGGTGCAACTAATTATGTGATTGATAGAACAAGAACTACAAAGAGAAGTAGTGGTGATGACCCACAGATACAAGATATTGCAGTTGCAAGTTCTTCATTTGTTTTCTCACTCGATAGTAATATTGATAATGTGGTTCAAAATAGAAGTTCTCAAGAATCTAAAAATTATAATTTAAAATTTAGAGCTACTGGTAGAAATTGGAAAAACACAAGTGTAACTGATACAACACCAAATGAAAAATACTATGATGCAACTCGATTTGGACAACCATCATCAAGTGGTAGTTTGGCAATTTATAGTAGAGCACAAGGATTTGATTCCAATACTCTACAAGATACTACAGAAACATTTGTAGGTGAAGATTTTAGAATAGTGTTGGCAAACAATGTAACAACATTTACAGGAGCTTTTTTTACAACGGATTCATTTCAAACGAATGATGAGGGGGATGCGGTTCTCGGTAATTTAGACCTACAAGTAAAACCAGGTTACTTAGTAGACCCAGGCGGTGATTATGGGTATTGGTTTGCAGATGGATTCGGTAGTGGTACATACAAATATTTTATAAGAAAGTTCCAAAAAACAAGTGGAAACAAAACAAGTATGACAATTGATGTTGGTAAAACATTAGTGAATTGGAACTCTACTTCAGATGGAGTTGCAGTTGGATTAATATTTGAGAGTGGTACAAGTGCTGGTGGTAATACAAGTATAACTACTTGTAGAATATTTGACCCAAGTGATACCACAAGTAACTTGATTGAGAGTGGAGTAAGTAATGATAATCATAAGAATCCATTTTCAAGTAATATAGATTTATATGGAAATACAGGTGGTAGTATATCATCGACCACTTATACATTACCATTAAGAAATGCAGATGGTATGTTTTTAGATTCAACAGATGATGAACTTTATGTATTGGTAAGATTTAAGGGAGACCCTACACCAGTAACAAGTATAACATTGGGGTATAGTTAATGGCTATTAATTTAGAAAAAAAATCAAACAGATTACTTGGTAATAGACGATTTACAAGTGCTGATTTAAATACAGCACAAGAATCATTTACTGATGTATTAGATATCGGTGCTAGTGAGATATTTACAGAAACACATTTGATACCATCAAGTGCTTTACCATTTAGTGGAAGTACTCAAAGTGGACAAACAAGAGGTGTACTGAAATATTATTTTAGACAAAGATTAACAAGGTCTAATGTTGCAAATGATGTTTTCTTCTTTATGACACCAACAGGAAGTACAAGTGGAGTAACACCTCAGTTGATACAAGATGGTCAACAAACTAATTTTTTATCACCGAAGTATTCAGTAAGTTCATTAGCAAATGCCAATGCTGAAGATTCAACACCTGGTTATGGTGTAAAAGTATTTAAATCCACATCAACCGATAGTGGTTCGTTAGGTGGTAGTGATATTGTATCTGTTAATGATTATCAGTTCGATTATAAAACTGGTATAATACAATTTGAATCTGCATTAAACTCTAATGATGAAGTTTATATGAGTGCTTATCAATATGTTGGTAAGAACTTAAGTACAGGTTTATTTGTTGATGGAGATGTAACTGCAAACAATTATATAGTTAGTTCATCAGTAACCAATATAACAACACAAGAATTAAGTGGTTCATCTAAGTTTGGTGATGATATAGGTGATACACATCAGTTTACAGGTAGTTTAAGTATAAGTGGTTCATTCTTACCTACCAAAGATGATTTAATAGATTTAGGAAGTACATTATTCCAATGGAAAGATTTACATTTAGATGGAACTGCAAACATTGATACATTAAGTTTAACTGATAATTTTACTTATAACAATGTTACATTCAATACTACAGGTGGAAGTTCAGACCACTTGAGTACAACGGGTTCAGCATTTTCATTTAAGGCAACTGATAGTTCAGATTTATTCACATTATATAATGGTAGTGATGAAGTTTCTGTTCAATTTGATGATAAAGTTTTAGTATTAGGTTCAAGAACTACTGCACCAACACCTGTGGCAGGTGGATTGTATTATAGTGGTTCGGATGAGTGGTTTTTAGGGTATGAAAACTCACCTACTTAATATTTAATAATAGAGAAAAAATACTCAATTTAGGAGAATAAAATGGCACAATGGAGAAAAGTAATAGTAAGTGGTTCAGCTGCGGAACTATCTTCTTTGACTTTAGACACTGCATTACCAGTAGCACAAGGTGGTATTGGTGCAACATCCCTTTC